ATTCCGTGACGTGAGCCCCGTTTCACGCACGGCGACGACCCCGCAGCACCGCCACACAGCCGAGCAACAGCGTCAGGGCGCCAGCCGCCCCCGGTCCGTTCATCTCGGGCGCCCGCGTGGGCGGCGTCGCACAGCACGGCGTACCGACAGGGGGCGGCGAGTATCCGCCGGGCGGCACGGGCGTATCGCCCCCGCCGATGGGCGCGTATATACCGGTCGTGCCGAGCACGATAACCTCGCCCCCGGCGATAATGGGCGGCTCGTCCTGCGACGTTTCGCCGGCCGGCGGCGTGTCATCCGCCAGGGGCGGCGACGTGTAGTAAATCAGCGGTGCGGCTATCGGGAGAATGTCCGGTTCCGTGTCCGGTTCACGGAAGCACATTGGAACCGGCGGCGTCACGCAGGATTGTACGGGCTGCGGGACATGCGCGCGGTGTCCGTGATGATGGATAACGGGCGGCGCGAGACAGGGCTGCGCGGTGCCGATAGCAACGGCGAGGACGAGGGAAATCATTCGTCGTCCCCCGTGCGTAAGTCTTGGATGCGTTTCTGGTGCTCATCGAGATGCCCACGTGGGCGGTTGTCGCGGAAATCCGGCGTTGAGATACTGCTCGGTCCGGTCCGCACGGCTTCCTGCGCCCGGAAATGCAGAGCCCACCCGCGCCGCCGCGCTTCCATTTTCTGATACGGCGTCATGCGCTGCGTGGTTTCCAGCGGGTCGGCGGGGCGCAATGCGTCCTCGCGGATAATCCTGACGGTATCGGTCAGGCTCAAATGTGCATCGTGTTCGCTCATGGCGAGTAGCCCGAGTAACAGCCGAACTGCGTACCGGCTCGCACCGATTCGTACAGGCTGCGAAGTTCCGCAAACGTTGCGGGGCTGTTCAGGCGCACGGCGCGCTTGAAGTTCATTCGTTGATCCCAGTTGAATTTGCTCATAGACCCGCCTTTCATCTCGTTTACTCCGTTCCGTGATTCAGTGGCGCCATTCTGGGCGAGGCTGACGCCGCCGTCAACGTGCATGCGTCACAGTTTCGGGACATCGCGTCAACTCGTCTAGCTCCGTTCCGTTATTCAGTGATTGCAAGGTTTACGCGCTATCGTGGACGTTAAGCGTGTCGCGGTTCACAGATTCGCGCAGACACGCTATAGTGCGGATTATGCTCACCAAACTACGCGCTCGAGTCGCAAACTGGCTCAACCCCCCGCCCGCCCCTAAGGCTGCGCCCCCTAAACGGATGGTCATCCCGGCGGCGCTTATGCGGCTCGCCGCCGAAATGGCGACGCAGGACGCGCCGATGCACCCGAAGCGCCCCGACCGCCCGACGGCTGCCACGATACCCGACCTCCCGGCGGGCGTGCTGCCGCGCGACCCCGCCATGCTCCGTACGAAGCCCGCCGCGCTGTTCGCGCAAGACGGCACGCCCGTACTCGCCGCCGACGGCGCCCCGGCAATGGACGCGGCTCCGACGTTCCTCTGCGTGGGCGAGGTTGAGCGGACGACGCTCGCGCTCGACTCGTTCGGGCCCTCGTGGGGCTACCAGGGCAGCGCGCAGGGGTATGGCGGGGGGCTGTGGTTCCCCGGCTACCCGTACCTGTCCGAACTCACGCAGATATCCGAGTACCGCGCCCCGTGCGAGACGGTCGCAACGGAAATGACCCGCAAATGGTTCAAGCTGCAGAGCAAGAGCGGCGGCGACAAAAGCGAGGTTATCGCGCAGATTGAGGCGGAATGCGAGCGGCTCAAGGTCCGCGAGAAGTTCTACCGGGCGGCGCTCTTAGATTGCGAGTTCGGGCGCGGGCAGATTTACCTTAATATCAATGACGCCGACGACCAGGCGCGACAGAAACCGCTCGAGATTTCCCCGGCGGGCATACCGAAGGGCAGCCTGAAAAGCATTGCGTGTTTCGAGCCGTACTGGTCGACGCCGTACTCGTGGAACGCGAGCTACCCGGAACGCGAGGATTTTTACAAGCCGACATCCTGGTACATCATGGGTCGCAAGACCCACGCCGACCGCATTCTCACGTTCATCAGCCACGAAGTACCCGACCTCCTGAAGCCGATGTATAACTTCTCGGGCATCTCGCTGATCCAGCTTGGCGAGATGGCGGTCAACATGTGGCTTCGCACGCGCAAGAGCGTGAACGACCTTATCAACAATTTCTCGATGCTCGTACTGTCGACCGACTTGCAAGCGACCCTCGAGGATGGCGCGCCCGACGGCTCCGGGCTCCTTGCCCGGCTCAACATTCTGACCGCGACACGCAACAACCAGGGCGTGAACGCAATCAACAAAGATACCGAGGAGCTCGCATTTGCCGAGGCGTCGCTTGCCTCGCTCGACAAACTGCAGGCTCAGTCGCAGGAACACATGGCTGCCGTGTGGCACACGCCGCTGGTTAAGATTTTCGGCGTCGTGCCCACGGGCTTGAACGCGACCAGCGAGGGTGAAATTCAGGTTTGGTACGACTGGATAATGGCGCAGTGCGTGCATCTATACCAGCCGAATTTGCAGAAGCTCTTGAACGCGATTCAGTGCTCGTTACTCGGCAAAATCGACGACGATATCGTTATCCATTGGGTGACGCTCGATGAGCCGACGCAAAAGGAGCTCTCGGAGATTCGCAAGAGCGACGCCGATATGGACACGGGCTACATCAATGCGGGCGTTATATCGCCCGACGAGGCGCGCGTGCGGCTGCAGTCCGACCCGGACAGCGGTTACTCGAATCTGACCGGCGGGCCGCCCGAGCCGCCCGAGCCCGAGGAACCAACGACCGACCCCGAGGGCGACGCCACGCGCGAGCACGAGGCGAGCGAAGCGGACAAGCAGCGCCAGCACGAGACGGGACAGGCGGCGCTCAAGACGGCGGCGGCTGCGGCAAAGGCTCGTGCGCAGCCGGCGGTCCCGATAAAGGCGAAGACCGGACCTTAGTTGACACGCTAGGATCGGTCCTATAGGATCGGTCCTCAAATGATGACTTGCCTGCAGTGCTCGACGCCGTTTCAGCCTAAACCTATGGGCTATAACGCGCGTTACTGTTCGGACAAATGCAAGCGTCGCGCGCAACGCGCTCGACTTAAACGGGACAATCCGAATCAACTGACGCAATCTCGCGCGCGAAGCTACATCAAAACCAAAGAATACCCCGCGCGATACGCCGTACATTTGAAAAATTGTCGTAATAGCCGCAAGGCCGTGAGACTTTGGAGACAGGAATTTAAGCTATCCAAAGGCTGTATTGATTGCGGTTATCGAGGACATTTCGCCGCATTGGAGTTTGACCACGAAGGGCCTAAGTCTGCCGAGATAGGCCGTATCGGAAATATCAAGGGACTGATGGCGGAAATCGAAATGGGTCAATGCAAAGTTCGGTGTGCCAACTGTCATGCAATCAAAACATGGGAACGCCAAATTGCGAAAGCCTGATTTGATTATTGGGCCGCGAAACAACCCGCAGACTATACGCTGGCATCTATTCGTGTTGCGTGGATGGCAGCTGAGCCTGCATAAATGGCTGCGGAGCGACGACGACCGCGCGCTGCACGATCACAAGGGCGATAGCATCTCGCTGATTCTTAGCCGGCAAGGGTTCGTCGAGGTCGTGCGCGAGTATTACCCAGACGGCATGCAGCCACCATTGCGGCGGTGGCCATCAGGATGGGACGCAGGCGTACGCTCGCGTCAAGCCGACGGCAGATGGTTCAAGGACCGTAAATACTACCGGCGCGCATGGCGCCCGCTGTTTCGCAAAGCCGAGACGCTGCACCGAATCGAGCTCATCGATTCCCGCCCCGTGTGGACGCTATGGCTTCGCTGGCCGCAACGCCGCCGATGGGGCTATATGTGCCCGCAAGGCTGGCGCGACGCCGATGAGTACAACACGAACCGCCAAGGCGGCGTCAACGACTACTATTCGACGGGCGTCAGCGAGGTAGAGCGCGGATGCGATTGAAGAAAACGAGCGCCCGTCAGGTAATGGACGCTGCGATTGTCGAGCGCAAGGAAATCGACAAACTCGCACAAGCCTACGGCATTGTCCGGCGCCCGGCGGCTGAGAGCACGCCGCGGTACTTCCGCGGCGCATTGATTCGACCACGTAAGGAGTAGCCCTTGAGCACAGCAGCGAAACGACCCCGCAAAACCCTTGACGACCTCCGCGCCGCGTACGACCCGACGGTTAAGATCCCGTCCGCCGTCCGCAAGGCGTTCGCGGCGATGGCCCGGGACGGGGATGATTGGGAGTACGAGATAGACCTTGCCAAGCGGGCTGACTTATCTGTCAATCAA